TCCAATGCCTGGTCGAATTTGTCGTCGATGCCCACGATCTGACCGTTCAGCGCGCCACATATCGGACACATCAGCTCATCCGCCGCGGCCCGCCATTCCATGTAACGGATGCCAGCCTCTTTATAGACGCGCTGATTGGCCTCCGCATAGGCACGCGTGACCTCTGTGGATGCAATTAGTTGAGCGCGCTGTGCACCAAAAACCGGCTCCAAATCTTCGATGAGCATATAGAGTGGCTCACCATTCTGTATCCATGCCGCAACCGCCGTGCGAGTTCGAGCAAGTGTTGTCTCATCAATTCCTCCGATCAATGTTCCGATATGGTTTTGCGCCCACGCCCGAGCGTCCTCGTTGACCAGCGTCCAGTCCATTCCCAGTCCGATTGATTCCAGCTGTTCGACCGCCACAAACACGCCCAGGTCGACGCTTTCCAGTAGCGCCCGACGCAATCGGTCGTAAAGCGCCTGTTCATTTTGGATTTCTTTGACTGCGGCTTCCAGCTCGGCGTCCACGTCACCGATAAATTCCTCCGCCGACATCCTACGAGCCGTCTCGTAGATGGCACGTTTCTGCTTGGTCAGAGCCGCTTGAATGTCACTGGTTGCCTCCCGCTCTAAGCGGTCGCGCTTGCGGGGCTCTGCTATTTCGATCGGCCGGAACACAGGCTCTTCCGGCTCGCCCGGGGCACCCTGTAGAACGAGCGCCTTGTCACGGATACTGTTCCGCAATGTCTGCCCAGTGTTGGCCCGAGTAAAAAAACCGGTGCCATCGACAGCCTCCAAAATAGACGCTTTGTCGACTGGGGTCAGGATGTCGCTGGCAAATAGTGCAGGGTCTGGATTGTTCCTCTTTTTCGCCCAGCGCCGGAACCGTGCAATCTCCGCGGCCTTGGCTGTGTCGATGGCAGGAGCCTGTTCGGGCGCCGGCGCCGGCGCAACAGGTGCCGGCGCAACAGGTGCTGGGTCCAAGTCCTTGTACTCGATGCCGTACGGCAGCGACACGCCCAGAATCTCCGCAGCGACCGACGGCTTGATACCGGCCTGCACATAATTGAGCATGCTGTTGGAGCGACGCTCCTCGTCCGCCTGATAGATGGACATTTCTTCCGGTCTCAGTTCGAGCCGGTATCCGCTCGGAGCCAGCAGAGATTCGTTGACGATTTCCGCCAGATAAGTCAGCGACGGGATGATCGTCATATCGTAAAATGACAGTGCGTCCTGCTGAGCCGTAGCATAGTTGGCGGCATTCGACATCACGATCGAGTGGGGGACACCGAGCGCTGTGGCGATATCTTGTCGTCGCTCTTCGGACAATTCAGCCGTGGCTAAATTTTCCATCCCCTCGCCGACAACAACTGGGGTGACACCGGCCCGGACAGCCGCCGTCTCCCAAGCGGATTTGGATCCCGAGAAGAATCTCTTCCACCAGCTCTCCAGCCGTTCCATTTCCGCGGGGAGAGGATTGCCATCGACAGTCAAAAGCGTCGCCTTGATGCCGCCCCTCTCGAAAAAGTTGCTGGCAAACTGGTCGATGTTGTACAGCACACCAGCCGACGACAACGCTGCCTGAGCAGGTGGACGCCCAGGGATGGTCTCGTGCAACGGATTCGGCAGCGGGAAATAAACGTAATCGGTCGGTTCGAACATCTGCGATCGGCCCCGGTCCAGAACCCGCTTAAATCCGGTCAATCCTGACTGCTCGCTGAATTGAGGGACAACGCTGTTGGGGGCATGCCAGCGCAGAGAGATGATTTTGGCCCGGTTGCGCTCGATGAACCAAAATGCCTCTGGTGCCAAGCACAGCGCCGCCTCGGTCAGGCTGATCAGTCGCTTGAAGTTTTGCAGGTAACTCAATGCGGGAGGGGGGGATGGTACCGTCGACAGCCACACCTCGTTGTCTCCCTGCATGATCGCCCAGGGCACACGGGTAGCGGCCGTCGCTCGGATGTTGACGCACCGGTACAGATAGGCGACAGCTTGGTAATAATTGCCAGCCGCCGTTGTCGCCTGACGACTATCGGCCAGCTGAGCTGAGCTGGGGGCCAGCTGCGTCCATGCCTGTTCTGGATATTGGTCCAGGAAAAATGTGGATTTGCCATCCACCATCATGTGCCGCTGCCTAGCCATCTTACCTCCCACCAAACAAGAGCAGCGATCTGCTGCTGTGATTGACCCCATGCCATGCCAGAGCCAGAGACATTACGCAATCGTCGTGCAATCCGTCAGGTGCGCCATACGACATCAACCCAGAGGGCAGACGCTCCATTTCGTATGATTGCAGCTCGTTGATCAGCACGTCGTCTGCAATGATGCTGATGGATTGCCTGGCAAACGCCAGCGCCAAATCGTCGATGACAAGAGTTTTGCTTGCGTTGCGCGTCTGGAATGGCACGACCGGCAGCCCTTGACGTTGCATCTGCTCGATGAGCGGCTCGCCGATGCTGTTGGATTCTGCCACGATCGAGAATGGTTCGAACCGCTCGAACAGCCCGGTCAGCCGCCCGAGCTGAACCTGATAATCAATCTGGTTGAACCGCTCCATGTGCACCAGTGCGCCGTCGGTCACATCCATCACACAGATGACCGTAAAGTCGTGCGACTTGCCCCAGTCGACCCCGAACACGTACTGACGGCCAGCCTGCGCATTGGCCTGTGGACGAGCCGTGGCACAAGCACGAACGTTGCTGAATACACCGCCGCCATCCTCGACAAATTCAGCGAGCCATTCCTGTCTGTACGTGCGTTCCGACACTCGTTCCCGAGCCGCTTCCGCTGCCCGGCGAATGCTGGGCATGGGGTTGGCCGACGACGGTGCGGTCCACGATGCGATGTTGCGCTGGCCGGCCACGCCACGCTGGTACTCGCGCCAAAACCAGTTGCGTCCCCGAGGGGTGCTGATCAGCAGGATGCGCCCATCCCGATCGGCCACCGTCGGCAGCAGAACGTCCGTGTAAGTTTCTTCTCGAACTTGCGCCGCCTCGTCCACGATGACAACATCAAACGCTTCGCCGCGCAACGCAACGTCGTTGTCTGCACTGTACACAGACAATCGCCCCCGGCTGGGAAATTCGATCACGCGCTCGGACCGATAAATCCGAACGCTCTTGCCGGCTGGCCCCACCATCGATTCGGCAAACCGCCAAGGCGCGCGAGAATTTTTGTACGTCGGCACCACCCATGCCACAGCCGCCCCATTGTCGGCACAGGCCAGCGAGTAGATGCCAGCCATATAGGTTTTACCAAACCGGCGGCCGGCGCAGACAACTTTAGTCGTCGCCTGGCTCTTCAAAATCTGGTGCTGATCGTGGCGCAATGGAGGCAATGACGCTCTCATGGTCGAATATCCGTTCGATTCGTATGGGCTGGCCATTTGGCCCGCTCTGTTCGGTGCGTGTCGGGGCATAGAGCCCCAGATAACGAGCGCGAGTTTCTTTGATTTTTAGGATGCGGTCGACTATTGCTGGGTCGGTTGCGTTTGGCCAGAGCCTGCTCTCCAGCTTGTCCAGAGATTCGAGTTCGATTTTTCGGACAGCGTCCGCCGGATCCTGTATTGTTTCGACCAGCGCCTGGTTTACCAACTTCCACGCGGCCTGACTGCTGACGCCTAGCGCTTGGCCGATCTCACGATAAGACGCCCGATTCTTCCTGAGCTCCAGAGCTTTCAGTTTGCGGTCGTGCGCTTTGACACGTTGCGTCTGGGATTTCATGCGTTGTCCGTTTCGATGTGGCTCCTGAGCGATTCGACATCTCTATTGGTGGCATATTCGATCCAGTCAGTTGCCCGGGCCCTCATCCGCATCCGAGCCTCTGCTGCCCAAGCGGCTTCGGCCTGCCATAGAGTATCCCTCGGCGCAACTCTAGCCGCAGCGAGATGGCAATGAGCCTCATACTCTTCGACGGTCACATCAATCCGTCGGTAGAGCTGGACCAGTTTGTTGAGCGACCACATCATGGCCATTTGAGTAGCCCCAGCCCCGACGCCAAAAAAATTCCAGCGCCGACAAACAAACCGATGGCCGTCCCGGCAATCATCATTTCGGCCAGGTTGCTCGTTGCCAGTACGGCAACAAACATGCCGAGCATGGTATAGCCGATTGTCCACTGGACAATGGAAGAGCGCTGGCTATTAAGCCGTTTCATCTCGCCCTCTATCCGTTCGACACGCTGGCTGAGCCCTCGATACCCAAGGTCTGGATCGCCACCGATAATTGTCTCCAGCTTTTTGACAGCCGCATCGAGCCGCTCGATTGTATCTACCAGCATCTCATCCCGGGTCACCTGACATCCCTCCTGACCGTAATTGTGCCCTGCTGTAATGTGGCCGTGTAGCCAGAGGTCAGCGTCGCTTCCAGATCGTAGGACCAGACCCCAAGCCCAAGAGAGATTGTTTGCGCCGATGTCACTTCCACTTGGCACGATGCAGCGGCCGTGACCGTGCCGGAAATCGTAACCACACTAGATGCCTGCACACGCAATGACACGCTCCCGCCCGTCAACGTCGGCCAGTTGGTGCCGACAAATGTCAGCGCTCGCCCGTCGACAGTGCGATAATCGTCCCCGTAGATGAGCACGATCTCGCCATCCTCCGTGACCGGCGATGTCACAGTGACTTGGGCTGTGCCGATGCGTCCAAGCGCAACACCCACCGAGCCGGACGTGTACGCAGCCGGAACCGCAGCCGTCAACAGATTGTTGGTGATCCTTTCTGCAGGGTCAGGCTGGAGCGTACCCACAATCTCGTGCTGGTCTACGTTGACCCCAGTGCCCAAAAATATGACGATGTAATCGTACAGGATGGGGTCGGCGCCGGCCAGCCGGTAGTAGTACACCCCGTTGCGGGCCTCTGTTGCGGCAGCTCCTGTCACCAGCGCCGTCCGGCTCCCTGTAGCCAGAGTGATACGGTCGACATTGACTGTGACCGTTGCACCCGTAGCGCCATATTTGCTGTGCTGGAACTGGACAGCATAAATCAAATCGGCCATGACGACTATCGCCGTCCAGCCAGCTTGAGCCAGTATACAGCAGATTCAACAGTCGCCTCCAGCTGGTCGATGTCGACCGTCGGAAACTGGTGGCGAAGCTGCTCCATCACGTAATTGAACCGTTCGGTTTTGGGCAGCCGGCCAGACATCCACAATTGTTCCGCAGCGCTGACCAACACATCGGCCATTTCGGCAGCATCGATGATGGTCGCGGCAGTATCTTGGATATTTTTGGGGCGGTCCAGCCAAAACTTCCACGTAGCCAGAGCCAGAGCCAGCAGGATTGTACCGACAACTAACGCATCAACCGGGACAAACGATTCGAGCACGGGACCCTCCTAGGTACAGGCAAAATAAAATGCACTACAGCAATTGTAGTGCATTGCCATCAACAGTCTGTCGATTGTCTCAGTCAATCAGCACCCATCCTGTTGCCGTCTGCCCGATGGGCACAACTCGGCTGATCTTGGTCATCATCATCCATGCACCACCATGCGTCATCTGTGCCAGCTCGGCAATCTCAGCGGTCGTGTAGACCCGGCCCGGATGCCGTACCAGTGCCATCACGACAATCGCCACGCGCTCGGTCGTGATGGTGTCCCGGTGATGGCGGATGCGCTTTTTTGGCATCGCCTACCAGCACGACGAGCTTGGCATTATATCGTTTGGCCGTAGGTAGCTGGTGGTCGGCACCGCATCGGTCTGCGTGTGGATACAACGGGGACAGCGCTCGTTGTCCCAAAACGTCGACCCGCAGGCCCGACAAGTCAGTTCGCCCGGCGCAACACAGATGCGTTGTTTGCCGGACAGCACAGCAGGGCAGGGCAGATACGCTATCTCTGGTCTGATACCGTGCCGTTTGGTAGATTGTGTTCTCATTTTGCTCTCCGTATCGAGGATGTTGGGGTCATTTCAAAATGAATGCCTTGTTTTTCAATTCGTACATATTCGACATGACACCGCTCGCACAGATGCAGAGATTCGTAGCGTCTGTTTTGCGACCCGGAAGAGCCGATCTTGAATTTGATTGTGTGCGTTGCTGGCACTGGATTGGTCCGTGTACTGCACTCGCACCAACCGAGCCACGGGTCGACAGTTTTCCAGACACGTTCCGGCCTGGGCTTATTGAAAACGTTATTGTACGAATAGCATCGTCGGCATAAACCGCTCCGGCTGGACGATCCGATAGGACATTCGCAGTTGTTGCACCGCTGGTAGATCAAGTGCTTGGGCCTGGCCTTGCCATTCCGAAGCTTGTAGTTGTAGCACGTGTTGCACAATCCGTTGGCAACAGCCCGATTATCCCGGCAATGGCGACACGACACAAACCCCCTAGCTGCCACAACTTTTTTGCGTGAGATGCTGCTGCGGATCCTCCTGAGCTCCGTGCGTATTTCAGGATCAACAGGACGTTCGTGGCCGTTGTCCCTGAAATACATTCGACAGCGAGAGCACTTTCTCCCATTGTGGGTCAGCTCTCCACAATTGCCACACGGGGTGGGCTCCCGACGATTTCGCCAGTCTCGGTTGTAGCACATCTCGCAC